CCCTGTTCCGCCAACTGATGGCGCAGTACAAGGACACGGGCAAGGACGTGTATTTCGACATGGTGGTCGAGAACGAGGATCCGGCCTCCGCCACGGGCAAGCAGACGGTGTTGCTGTCCCAGTGCAACCTGGACAGCGTCATTGTCGCCTCGCTCGATGACGAGGCGGGGCCGCTCGAGGAAGACGTTGAGTTCACCTTTGAGGATTACACCATCCTGACGCCGTTCACGAAAATCTGACACCACCCTCGGATAACCCGCGGATGAATCTGGACAGAGAGGGGGCCTGCGGGCCCCTTCCTGTTTCTCACAAGGAGAAAACATGGGTAAACTGGAAGATTTCCTGCTCAGCGCAAATCCTGACACGACCAAGGAAACGGAAGTCGCCATCGCGCCGTTCCCGTTCCCGTTCCGGGTCAAGGCCGTCACGGAGGGCCAGAACAAAGCCATCCGCAGGAGCTGCGAAACCAAAATCATCGACAAGAAGACACGTCAGCCCGTCACCACACTGGACAAGGACAAGTACACCGCCGCGCTGGTGGTGGCGTGCACGGTTGAGCCGAACTTCAAAAGTTCCCAGCTTCAGGAGCACTACGGCGTCATGGGCGAGGAAGCCCTCATTGACGCGATGCTGCTTCCCGGCCAGTACATGGAGCTGCAGCAGGCCGTCATGACCGCGTGCGGGTTTGACACCGACTTCGGCGAGCTGGTGGAAGAGGCAAAAAACTGATTCGGGAGGATGGCGAAGCCGCGCTGGCGCATCGGATGTTCCAGCGGCATCACGTCCTCCCGTCTGTTTTCGTGGAATTGAGCCCGTTCGAAAGGGCGCTGATGACAGCGTCGGAGCTTGAAACGGAAAAGGCGGAGCAGAAAGCCCGCAGCGCCGCAAAAAACCACAGGAGGAAGTGACATGCCGGGAGTCAGCACATATCTCGCGATACAGGACAGAATGACATCCGTGCTCAACCGGCAGCGCAACGCCTCGGAACGGCTTGCCGGGTCCATGCGCAGGGTCGAGACGCTCACAAACACCATCTCCTCTCCTGCGGCGCCGCTCGACGGCGGCATCCAGAAAGCGGTCACCGGCATGCGCTCGTTCGCCTCCGAGCAGGAACAGGCCATCAGGGGCACGGAACGGCTCGGCGGTGCCTGGGGTGGCGTCGGTCGCGCGATACGCTTCGCCGCCATTGCGGCGGCCGGCGTGAAAGCCATCAAACTGACGTTCGGGGCAGGCATGTCCATCGACACCCTGCACAAGGAGCTTCAGGCGAGGCTGGGTGACAACGACATTGGCAGCGCGATGTTCTCGAAGCTGTATGAGCAATCCAAGAGCAGCGCGTTCGGCATGAAGGAGCTGGCGGCAAACACGCTGTCGTTCATGTCCATGACCACCAACCCCAAAAACCTCGACGGCCTCAACAACCTCGCCGAGAAGCTGGCCATCTTCGACAAGACCGGTCAGGGGCTTGAGGGTGCGGGTTTCTCGCTCAAGGAAGCGTTGAGCGGTGATATCGTGTCACTGGCCGAGCGCTTCAACATGAGCAAGTCGCAGATTCGTGCCCTGGGCATCGACGAGCTGGGCAAGGCCGGAGACGTCGAGGGATTCATCGAGCAATTCAACAAGCTGCTCGACATGCAAAACATGGGCGAAGAAGCGTACAGGAAGATGCTGCAGGCGCCGGAAAAGCAGCTCGCCATGTTCCTGTCGAACATGCAGAACGGTTTTGCCATGGCATCGCAGAGCGCGCTGGAAGCGTTGGCGCCGCTGTTCACAAGAATGAACGAGTGGTTCGCCTCCGACCAGGCATCTGTTTTCTTCGAACGGGTCGCCCAAGGCATGCAGTTTGCCGTCTCCGGAGCGCTGTGGCTGGTGGATGCCATCGGGTGGGTGACAACGGCCGCCCAAAACAACTGGGCCACACTGGAACCCATACTGGCGACATTGGCGACCGTCTATCTTGTCCGCATCATTTACCTCCTCGGGGCACAAGCTGCAGCTTGGCTTGCCTCTGCGTGGCCCATCCTCCTGATTGGGGCGCTTCTCGCGGGGCTGCTTATTTGGATGGACAAGGTGGGGATTGGCGCGGAAATGCTGACCGGCGTCATTGGCGCCGCGCTGGGCTGGGTGTTCGGTGTGCTGTACAACGGCGTGGCGGATGCCTGGAACCTGCTGGCGACATTCGGCGAGTTCTTCGCAAACTTCCTTGACGATCCCATCGGTTCGGTTGGCAGGCTCTTCATGGGCCTTGCGGACACTGCGCTGGGCATGCTCGAAACCATCGCCAATGGCATTGACGCCGTCTTCGGAACATCAATTGCCGACACACTCACGAAGTGGCGTGGGCAGTTGCAAGCCATGACAGACGAGACGTTCGGGAAAGGCAAGATACAAATTGAGCGCATGGAAAAAGTCAGCTCGGGCGACTGGGCAAAGGAAGGGTTCCTGCTTGGCAACGCCCTGCCGGGCATGATTGGCGACGGCATCAGCGGTGTCCTGGACGGGTTCGGTGTTCCAAGCTTTGACTCATCCGCGCTCGACGGGTTCGAGGGCATCACCAACATCGCAAAGGTGGGTGAGGTCGGCAAGATTGGCAGCGACGTCAACATCGCAAAGGAAGACCTCGAGCTGCTGCGCGATGTGGCAGAACACAGGTTCATCAGCTACTACAAGAGCCTGACGCCGAACGTATCGGTGATGGTTTCGTCCGAAAACGGCGAGCTTGCACCCGATGCGGTGGCCCGCGCGGTGGAACGCGTGCTGGTGGAACAGGCTTACGCGTCCGCGGAGGAGGTGCACGCATGACCTACAGAATGTACCTCATCCTTGACGACAAACCGGTGGAGTTCCCTGTCCTCCCCAACCGGCTGAGCATCAAGGCCGGAGGAAAGAACAGCACGACCGAGGTGCTCGGGCTGGGGGAAGTGAACCTCCTGCGTGAACGCGGCTTGTCCGTCATCTCGTGGGAGTCCTTCTTCCCTGCCGACGCTTTCCCTTCGTCCGTCACGGCCCCTGTGGAGCCGTCAGAGGCCGTCAGGGCCATCGAGGCATTCAGGGATACCAAGAAGCCCGCGCGGTTCGTCCTGACGGGTGGAGGGAACGATATCGGACTGTCTGTCGGCATCGAAGCGTTCGAGGTTGAAGAGCGCGGTGGGGACACCGGCTCCATACACTACACCATCACGCTCAAGGAATGGAAAGACATCACGCCGCTCAAGGTGACATTCAAGGCCAAAGAGGCGGCGCAGGTCGCGACAATCAACGACCAGCCAAGGCCGGGAAGCGCGCCGCAACCGGCAGGGAAGACCCACACCGTTGCGGCCGGAGACAGCCTGTGGGCTATCGCAAAGAAATACACCGGCGACGGGGCGAGGTACCCCGAGATTTACGAGCTGAACAAGTCCACGATTGACACCAGAAACAAAGGAACGCGGAACCCCAAATACACCATTTATCCGGGGCAGGCGCTGAGGTTGCCATGAACAAACTGCAAGTGCTTTACCAGGACAACGAAACCGGACAGGCGCTCGATGTGACGACCATCACCTCGTCGCCGAAGTGGACGACCAAACGGGCGGGGTCTCCGTCGTCGTTTGAGTTTGTCGCAGTGATGGATGTGGGGTGGAAGAACGGCAGCATCGTCATGGCCAGGGACGGCGAAGAGGGCATTTTCCACGGTTACGTCTTCTCCGTGAAGCACTCTGAAAAGGGAACCGTGTCCATAAAGGCCTACGACCAGCTGCGGTACCTGAAGAACAAAGACACATACGTCGTGAAAGGGCTGCGTGCGGACCAGCTGCTGTTGCGCATCGCGGAAGACTACAAGCTGAAAACCGGCGTGCTCGACAATACCGGGTACGTCATTCCGAGCATGGTGGAGGACGGGAAAACCCTGTTCGATATCCTGCTCAAGGCGCTCGACCTGACACTCATCAACACCGGGCGCATGTATGTGCTGTGGGACGACTTCGGGGCGTTGCGCATCACCAGCGCCGAGAGCATGAAAACAGACCTCGTGGTGGGCGACGGAAGCCTTGCGACCGGCTACACGCACACGAACGAGATAGACAGCTACACGGCCACCCGGGTGAAGCTCGTCAAAGACAACAAGAGCACCGGCCGGCGCGAGGTCTACATTGTCCAGGACAGCGGCAACATGTCCCGCTGGGGTTGGTTGCAGCACTACGAAAAGGTGGACGAAGGGATGAACCCGGCGCAAATCGCGGCCATGGGTGAACAGATGCTCGAGCTTCGGAACAAGCCAAAGAGCACGTTTGAGCTTGACGGTCTGTCCGACTTGTCGGTGCGTGCCGGCCGCGGCGTGTTCGTGCGGATTGCGGAACTGGGGATGAGCCAATACTACCTGGTCGACGAGGCGACACACGACCTTGCGGCCGGCACGATGAGTTTGAAGTTGAAGGTGGCGTGATGCTGTATGAATCGATATTGAATATCGTCAACCGGATCCTCGAGGCGCGCTCACCCGCGCGGGTGATGCTCGCGAAGGTGACATCCGCGTCCCCGCTTCAGGTGCTGGTGGACAATCGGTTTTACCTGGGCGCGGACGAGGTGATTGTACCGCGGGACATTTACCTTGCCGCAGGGGATGTTGTCGCGCTGGTGAGGAACGACGGCGGTCAGGACTTCCTTTGCGCGGGTGTCGTCGGGAACAGCTCCCCGGTCTCCGTGCAAACGGGGCAGGTCAGCGCAGCGTCGCCGCTCACGGTATCCATCGATGGCGGGGCACACCCGGCCACCGCTCCCGCGGGGCTGTCCCTGACGCCGGGAGACAACGTGTATGTGCTCGTTTGCAGGGGCGGTACGCAACATCACATCACAGGGAGGGTTTGACATGATTCCTGTCGTTGCAGGGCCGGCCATTGGCCAAACCACGGAGGTCGAGACTAAGGCAAGCATCACCTCCGCCACATGGGAAATCGATTTCTCCACTGGACGCGTCAAGGGGCTTGTTGACGGGCTGTCGGCCATGAGGCAGGCAATCCAGATGGCGCTGATGACGCCCAGATTCGAGCGGATTATCTACTCATGGGATTATGGCATGGAAAGCCCCTCCCCGAACATCGTGAGCGAAAGCGAAATCAAGCGGGTCATCCGCGAGGCGCTGCTTGCGGACGCGCGGGTGCTGGGCGTGGACGGGTTCGCCATTGAGCGGTTGACCCCGCGCTCCTGGAAAGCGTCGTTCCGGGTGCAGACCATCTACGGCGAGACGCAAGAGCAGAGCGAGGTGACTGTTGGTGTATGAGAATCAGACATACGAAGCGATAATGGCCAGATGTCTGGCCAGAGTCCCGGCGAGCTATGACACGCGCGAAGGGTCGGTGATATTCAACGCGCTGGCTCCGGCTGTCGCGGAGATGGCGCAGCTGTACATTGACCTCGAGGGGCTGATGGACCGGGCGTTCCCGGACACGGCAACCGGGGAAGACCTCACAATGAAAGCATCGGAACGCGGGGTTCTCCGGGCTCCCGCCACCTACGCCGTGCGCAAGGGGGTTTTCACAGACTCGTCCGGTTCTCCGATGGCCATTTCGGCCGGCACGAGATTCACCGGCGGGACGGTAAATTATGTAGTAGGTTCCGAAACCGCTCCCGGAGAATATGAGCTGACAGCAGAGACCGCCGGCGTCATCGGGAACCTTTGGTCCGGCACGCTGCTCCCCGTCGATTACGTTTCCGGGCTCGGCTCGTGCACGCTGACGGATGTGCTGATTCCGGGTGAGGACGAGGAATCGGATGCAGAGCTTCGCGCCCGCTACACCGCCTCGCTGTCGCTTCAGGCGTTTGGCGGGAATGTGCAGGACTACAGGGAGAAAGTCGGCGCCATGGACGGCGTGGGCGGTGTGAGGGTATACCCCACATGGAACGGTGGTGGAACCGTGAAGCTTGCCATCCTGGACAGCTCGTGGGGTGTCCCATCCCAGACCCTTGTCGACGCCGTGCAGGACGCGGTGGACCCGACAGCCAGTCAGGGCAGCGGGATGGGCATTGCGCCGGTTGGGCACGTCGTGACGGTTGTCGGTGCAGTTGCGCAGGCCATCGACGTGTCCGCGAGCTTGTCCATTCAATCCGGGTTCGCGCAGGAAACGGTCGAGGCGAATATCCGGACGGCCATCGAGGCGTATTTTGTCGAACTGTCACAGGGCTTTTCCGACGACACCTACCTGATTGTCTATGGCAGCCGCGTGGAAACTTGCATGCTCGACGTCCCCGGTGTGCTCAGCGTAGACAGCACAACCCTGTCCGTCGATGGCGTGCCATCGAGCAACGTCATCCTGTCCGGGGACGAAATCCCGGAGCTGGGAACACTCACAATTACCCTGCTGTGACTATGGAGGTGAAGCATGCAGCTTTGGCAGTATTGGCCGCCCTGGCTCAGGGAGATAGAAGAGTTCGCCAAACTCGCGGACGCAGAACAACCGGAGATGGACATGCTGTCCGGCACCGTCTCAACAGCGCCGAATCACCTGTTCCTCGACACTGTTTCCGGCGCGTCCATCGAGCGGTGGGAGCGAATCCTTGGCATCCAGCGCGCACCGGGCGAAACAGAGGAATACCGGCGAAAGCGCATCAAAAATGTTTACGGGGCGCAGATGCCGTTTACCATGGCGTGGCTTGCCGTCCAGCTTGACCAGCTGATTGGCGTGGGGCTGTGGGATGTCATCGTGGAGAACGATGCATTCACGTTCTACGTGCAGACCGAATCGACAAACGAGGGGTTTGCTGTCGAGCTGGAACGAACGGTGGACGCGTTCAAGCCTGCGAACATGCTGTTTGCGTATATCACGCTCACGTATCTGGCCATCACCATTGGCGTGCTGGTGGCCAATTATGCCGTGGAGTGGCCGGAAGCAGGCCCGGAAATCTGCGGCACCATCGCCACGAGCGACGCCACCGGCATCATCATCCAGCAGGCGGTGACGGCCGAGGTTGATGGTGCATCGCTGGAAGCTGTATTTGTCCCTTGCGGCACCGAAGCCGCTGGAGCATAGGAAGGAGGAGACATGGCATTTTTCACATCGGCGTTTCTTGACGCCCGGCGTCAGGACTGGCTTGGCCAGATTCACTCGTGCCAGTACCGGATAGGCGATACCTGGCATGACGCTGTCATTTCAACCCGCGACATTGTCGACGGCAGTGTCATCGTGATGGCAACGGTCACCGACCCCGCCGGCGAAATTGCGACCATCGCGGAAAGCCGGCTGATTGACATCAGCGGGAACGTGGCTGGGAGCCGCACGGAAACCATCGAGAAGTCGGCGAATCACGGCGTGCTGTTGAAGTTTGAGTTCCCCATCAACGAGGTGTAAGGAGGGCCGGAAATGAACGAGAAACCGTATATCCCGACAAAATGGATTGACCAGGTCACCGATGGCGGCGGCACGGTCATCCAGGCAGGGACGCCGATGAATGCCGTCAACTTCAACAATCAGGAGAACGGCATCTTGGCAAACAACGCGCTGGGCGCAGTGATATCGCAGGCACAACGCGCAGCGGAGACGAACGGGCTGGAATGGGAGGTTGAATCCGCCACTGCAACACTGACCGGTTCCGGCGTGAACCTGTCTGTATCCCTGACAAAACTGCGGAATCGAACGACCTACAACGTGGGGTTTGAGATTTCCACCGTCACCGGCGGAACGGCCGGCGACATCATTGTCAGCGGCAAACAGGCCAACGGGTTCCAGATTAAGTATTCAGGAACCGCAACGTCCATCACCGGCCGCTGGCGGGTGCAGGGAGGCATGGTCTGATGGCAAACGTGATTATCAGGTCTGACGAACGTAGGGAGCGCGAGGCCCGGCTTCTGCGTGATTTCGGGCAAGACCCGGCGCGGGCCGACAAACACACCCGGGAACTGGCGGACGCCACGGCGGAATACAGCCGAAAGGCGCTGCGCGAATTGGAGGAGAGACAATGATTATTGTTGAGCAGAACGAGGGCCAGAAAGTTTCCTATTCCGTGGACGGTACGAAACTCACCTTCCGCGACGAGCTGATGCTCGACCTGGCCAGATACGAGCGGGACTACCCGGTCACCATTGACATCTGCCAGGACGACGACCGGATTCTCATTTCCGGCCTGTCCAAGTACTACGTGGCAAACATCCAGATTCCCGCGCGTGAGTACCTGGACGAAGAAAAGACCGTGCCGGCACCGTTCGACATGGGCAACGTGACGCTCGTCCTGTGGGCGCTCGTGGAGGTGGCCTGATGGCAAATTATGACGACCTGAAAATTGCCGTTGAGGCGCTGACGGGCGGCGCGAACACTGTCGTCCTGGACAATGACGGCTACCCGTCCATCATGGTGCGGTTCGACAAGAAGCAGATTGCGGACCTCATCACCGGCGGAAGTGCCGGCACGCACCCGGCGTTCATCGTCAACGGCGTCGAGGTTCCCGCGGTGTACATCAGCAAGTATCAGAACTTCCTGATGAACAACAAGGCCTACAGCCTGCCGTTCAAAGACCCCGCGAACACGTTGACGTTCGACCAGGCGAAAGGCTACAGCGAGGCAAAGGGGCCCGGGCATCACCTGATGACCAATGCCGAATGGGCCGCGGTTGCGCTCTGGTGTCGGAAAAACAACCTGATGCCGCGTGGCAACAACAATTATGGGAAGGACTATGGCGCGGCATGGGAAACCGGCATCCAGACCTACAGTGACAATGGGGAGCGCGTGTGCCGGGTCGCCACCGGTTCAGGGCCGGTGGCGTGGTCGCACGACAACACCATCGGCGGCATCTGGGACTTGAACGGGAACGTGTACGAATGGACGGGCGGATACAGGACAAGCGAGGGCGAGATTCAGGTGATTCCGGACAACAACGCGGCCGCCCAAGTCGACGAGGGAGTCACCAGCACCCTGTGGAAAGCAATCCTTGAAAACGGCTCGCTTGTGGCCCCAGGAACGGCAGACACGCTCAAATGGGATTACGCGGCACCGGTGCCGGCAGGAGGAACGTCCGGATATGGATTCAGGCTCAACAAAACAATCGCGAACCCTGCGGACAACGACTCGGCATACGGTAGCCAGACTTTTCAATCGTTGGCCGCGGCTGCCGGCGTCACCGTGCCGGAAATCCTGAAAGCGCTTGCCGTGATGCCGGCGGACTCCGGAGACCACGGCTCTGACTATATCTACATGAGGAACCGCGGAGAGCGGCTTGTGTATCGTGGCGGCCTCTGGTACGGCGCTTCGGAATCTGGCGTGTTCTGCATGTATGGCGGCCTTCCGCGGTCGTTTGTCTCCTCGAGCATTGGGTTCCGCTCCGCTTATATCCCGGGAATCTGACATCTGGCTATTTGGATATCTGGACCCGCAGCGGCCGCGCAGGCCGCTGCGGCGATTTTCGGGGGTGGTGATTGGAAGAGCTGAAAATATGGCAGAAAACATACGACATGATAAAGTACGGGAACCATTGCATTCTTCAGTTTCCAAAATCAGAACGGTTCGCATTGGGGAACGAGATAAAGCAATCCATGTACAAAATGCTCCGGCTCATTTCAGTTGCCAACAGGAGCCGCAACAAGCGGCCACACCTGGTGGAGTTGGACGTCGAGCTCGACGTCTTGCGTGCGTTCGTCAGATTGGCGGCGGATCCGGATACGAGATACCTCACCATCAAGAAATATGAGCACTGGAGCAAGCAGCTGTCTGAAATCGGAAGGATGATAGGCGGCTGGATGAAAACAGCATAATCACATGGGGTGAGCGTCGAATCTGCGGCTTGTGTATCGTGGCGGCAACTGGAACAACACTTCGAAATCTGGCGTGTTCTACATGAATGGCAACAATCCGCGGTCGAATGTCAACTCGAACATTGGGTTCCGCTCCGCTCTGTCCCTGAATGCCAGAAGCATTGCGCCTACGGGCGCATGACCGTGCGCAGGGAACAAAGGGACGCTCATCCCTGCCTCCGGGACAACGGAATGGCAAAAGAATAAATTGCCGCGAAGACAGAAATGCCACGCGCGGCGTGAAGGGAACCGATGAAAAGGCTCGAAAATGTTTACGAAAAGATATACGACTTTGAAAACCTGCACCAGGCATACCTTGAAGCTCGAAAAGGAAAGCGGTACCGGCAAGACGTGCTGCGGTTCACGGCCAACCTCGAGGAGAACCTGATACAGCTGCAAAACGAGCTTGTCTGGCAAACCTACAAGGTCGGACGGTACCGCGAGTTTTACGTGACCGAACCGAAGAAACGGCTTGTGATGGCGCTCCAATTCCGCGACCGTGTTGTACAATGGGCCATCTACCGACAGCTGAACCCGTTTTTCGACAGACAGTTCATCCATGATTCATATGGATGCCGTGTGGGAAAAGGCACGCACAACGCGGCAGACCGTCTGCAATACTGGATGAGAAAAGCAGCGCGTCAGCCGGGAGACTGGCACTATTTGAAGCTGGACATCAGCAAATACTTTTACCGCGTCGACCACGAGACACTCTTGAACATTCTTGGGAAGTACATAGCGGATGTCGACCTGTTGCGGCTGCTGGGCACGATAATCGACGACGAGGGGATGGCATTCGGGCTTCCGGATGGGGTGTCGCCGACGCAGTGCCCCATGGAAGAGCGCCTGCGGGCGTGCGGGATGCCCATCGGGAACCTGACAAGCCAAATGTTCGCGAACGTCT